AATCATCTTTTGTGCATTGACTACCATATCAACAAGGTCATCCTTCGATTTGTCATGGAACGGTGATGGTTTATTCCCATCGGTGGTGTATTCATCCGACTGTGTTAATTCTTGACTCGATTCTCCCTTTTCAGGGTCTGCATCATTCACAACATCATCTGATTCGCTGTTGATATACAGCTCACCGTCTTTTTCAATAAGTTTTACAGAAGGCTCGGTTGCTTCCTGTTCATTTGTCTTCGGTTCATATCTATCTTCAAGTTGCTGAAGCTCTTGTGTAAGAGCAGGGTCTACCTGCACTTCGCTATTTTGGTTTTCTGCCATTTGTCTTTCCTTTATTGATTATATTACTTCTCTTTGCTCTGTATACATTTCTCAAGGCATCTTGCCTTGTGTATGTAATTTTACCTTCATAATCATTTTCAACAACTTTTTCAGGTCTGATAATAGGTATATCTATAATATCATTGAAAGGCATTATTTGTTCTTTTTCCTTTTTCCCCAGCTTAATGGGTTAATATTAAATTCTTTTTCATAGAAATTCACTTTTTCTTCTAACTGTTCTCTTTGTAGAGTCTCTTCCACGATGTGTTTGCCAAGTAAATCCCCAATTTTAACGTCAGCCGTGACCATCGCTTCTTCAAGATTACCAAGTCTACTTTCGATGCGCCAATAACCGTAAACAAGCATACCAACCAGAACAAGTAACTGCCCCAGCCATTTGAGATTAATACTAACCACAGCATTATCGTCAACGACAGTCCCCTTATAGCTCCGAGCAGTTTGTACTTTTTCACTCACTTCTCAATATTTTTTCTTCTTTTTCTTTTTAGTAACAGGATGGCTCTGCGGCTCTTGAGTTCTAATTCCGAAAGATGAATGAGCTGCTAAAGCATCGTTCTTCTTTCTCCTCGCACCTGCTGCTATATTCCATTGGCTTTGACTCTGTGGCATCTCGGGAGAATCTGATGAATATGGGGTTCCTCCATATTTTGGAATCCCAGCCTCCCGTTTCATGTACCTATCGGGATGTTCTTTTTTATATTTTTTATCCAATTTCTTTTTTTTCTTTTTTTCCTTTTTTTCCATATCCTTTTTTTGTTGCCACTCGTAATCGCTATATCGAGAACGATAAGCCTTATCTACTGTCTTCTTTATTTTCTTTTTCCGCCTTGCTTTTTTATAAGCATCCATTTTTGCTTTTGCTTTTTCTTTCAGTGTAGCCATATCTGCCCCTTGTTAATTATTACCCTGCTTTGTTTTGCCCAATTTTCTGAGCATCTAATCTTAATTTTTCTTCATCTGTCACCATACCACGTTCTGTTTTCATATTGTCAAGAGTCTGTTTAGTTGTATCCAGCTCTGACTGACGTTGTGCAGCTTCTGACTGCATCTGCATGGTCTGGTCAATGTATTCGACAAATTTTTCTGAACCTACTATTGGGGCATTTTCTACAAGTGTTCTAATATCAACAAGTTGTGGGTTGATTGAACCAATTAGATTCGCCATTGCAACCATGCGGTTAAAGTTATCTTCTTTCTGTGTGACGTTGCTTTCGCCTTCATCTAATTCGACATACAGCGACGGGTTTCTCACATCGTTAAATACCTGCGCTCCTACGCTTAAATTCATAATTGTTTCGTTAAACTTGCCTTCTTCTTTCACTCGGATAACTCTATCCATCTCAGAATAAACGTAATTAAAATTATCCACAAAATCTTTTGCTAAAACCTTTCTTAAGCGACTTAAATTTTTAAAGTACGGATTAATTGCAGCAGCAGCTCTCTGGACTTTTTGTTCAAACAGAACTCCAGACTCTCCACTACGGGCTGTTTCTCCCTTCATGGCTTCAGATACCAGAGATACCCGTTGTGCGAATGCCACACTGTTTTCCGCATTCAGCATAATGTCTGGCGGTAGGGAAGAAGGAGTTAGTCTTTGAGGTACAATGGCAGGGTTGTTCAACTCATAAACCATATTTGGTTGATTGCCTTTCTCCTTCAAAGCCTTAATTGTTTCTTTTTCACGCTTATCAATAAACATACCACCAGAAAGTATCTGCGTTACATAGTCCCTGACTTGAGATTTTGCTTTATTTACATCATCTTGAATATCAAGAAGGTGGTCAACCAGCGATGTTTGTTCATTTATCTGGACGTTGTAACTATAACTCCAGACGGGAAAACAATCAAAATTAGACGTTGGTTGTTCCATGTCTTCGTCTTTGACAATTAAATTTTTGAAATAAGGGATAATGGTCGTTGTATGAATCTGGTCTTTATTGAACTCTCTGACTATCATCAAACTTGGATTTTCTTTTTCGAGTTTATTAAATTCTTTTTTTGAGATTATCATATAGTCGTTACCATCAAAAACATTCACCATTTTGGTCACGCTACGTTCTTGCATCTCAAGCACTCTGTAGCGGTCATTTATCTTGTCATAGTTCTCAAGATTTGACGAATAGGTCTTATCTGTCATTCTACGAACAGTTTCAGATAGTGACTGATACCACGCTTTTGACCTTTCAACTTTCATGTTATACGGGTCAATGCTGTATTGTTCGCTGATAACGTCTAACGACTCCCAGCCTTCTTTCACAAGCCACCTGCAATGTTTTAATTCATAATCACTGGCTCTTGTTTCGGGGTCTACATACACACGGAAATTATTTAATACATCATATTTGAAGTCAAGATAACCTTCTTCATTTATTTCCCAACTTCTCTGTATCCAGCCTCCCAGCTTTGTGGATAATGCATCTATAAAGGCAACTTGCAGTTTATCTTCAAGGTCTTGCTCGTCGATAATCGCATTCCATCTGCCTTGCAGAATATCTGTAACTCCTACAGATTCCACTGTTGTCGGTTTGAATTTTGCTGTTTTGCGGTTTAATTGTTCATTACCGACGAGTGTGCTGATTATCGGTGTGATTATATTGTACTTAAGTAATGGTTTTTTATACTTGGTAGCGTTAGTTCTTTCGTCAGAAGTGTAAGAATCTCCATTAACGTACCTGACAGCCCTTTCAGAGTCCCTTCTTGCTACTTCGAATGAGTCTCTGCTGTACTTCCAGCACTTTAAAACCTTATCGGCTTGTTTGGATAGTACCCCTGCTGCATATTGCGAACCAGATGGTGAATCGTTGTTGTATGCGTCTTTAGCCATTATGCTGTTTTCCAGTTAGTGCTGCCATCAGAATCAGACTTCCCTATTCGATAACGCCACCCTTTTTTTCTTTTTTCATATATAGCAAGGCTTGGCAAAACTTTTAATGCGCCATAGCGCAGAGCATCGTAGTGATGGTCATCCGCTTTGGTATCAATGTCTTCGGGGTCATTTTCTGCCGATGGTAAGTTAGGAAATGTTTCAATACATTGTAAACAATTTTCTGTAAACCGAATACGGGGAACCCCTTCGTCTGGTGCTTCCAGCCCTTCATAGACGATTTTAGCTCCAGATTTACGGTCATTATTGCCCTTGGATAAAAAGATTCCACCATCGCCATAGAAGTCTGCTGGCGAGTATAACATACCTTCTTTTTCGGAATGTTTCGTCCAATACGCAGGGTCAGCAATATCATCATCAAAATCATCTGGTTTTAATTTATAAGTTTCCCATGTGTACTCATTGACCTTTTTTGCCTGTTTGGATGCGGATAGCCCAGTCTCGGTTATTTCATCAAATATTATCATATTGTCGTCACGGTCAACTGCAGCAAACAAGCAGACAAATGGAGCCTTTGTGCCATAATCGTAAAATCTGTAAAGGGTGTGTGTATTCTTCTTGAAATGAACACCATATTGGAAATATGCTTTCGGTATAACATGATGCATGGGATTCCAGTTATCGAAATAAGTTCCAGCAAAAACATCCCACCGTCCTTCCAGCCACATGGCTCTCAATACGGGATTCAGGTTTTTCAATTTTCTGACGTAATTCGGGTCATTATCCAGAAGAGTCGGATTATCAAAAACAGTAGCAGGAATAAAATGGTAGCTAATCCCTTCTTCGTCAATAAAAGGTTTACCCGTTTTTTGATTCTGATAATAAACATCGAACTGTTCGTTATATTTCGGTTTCCCAATAACTTCAGGTGGGCAGCGGTCAATAAATTTCTTTTTTAACCATATGTGACCAATGTTCCCAGGGTTTGATGTTAAGCATATCTGCGGCTGCAACAACTGGTTGTCTGTACGGGCAGAAGTTGATAACTCTTCTATCCATTGTTCTGGAAATTGATTCGCTTCATCAACCCCAATAAAATTATAGTTACCACCAATGTAGTTATCCAAAGCCCTTCTGTCTTGACAGTGTACCAGATAAATCTTTGCACCACTGGGAAACACATAGCATTTATTCCTTTCCTGCCAGTTCGCCCCGTACAGCTTATACAACTTATCACATTCTGGCTTCAAGTTCCTTTCCAACTGGGGAAATGTCCTCCGCATCAAGATTCCAATGTAATCGGGGAAATCAATCGATACAGCGTCTACAATCGTTTTAACGGACTTACCTTCGGCTTTTAAGACTTCTACCTGTTCTGGCTCTATTCTGCGCCTTAAACGCTCATAATGGTATGCCCTCGGTACTAACGCTGCCTTCCATGCCAGCATCAGTGATTTACCACCACCCCTCGCTCCACCGTAGAATATCCAGTTCGAAGTAGATTTTAAAAACTCCGTCTGCTTACCCCTGTGTGGTCTGAATTTGTATTTAGAAATCACGTTCCCTCTGCTTATCCGATTCCTGTACGAATGCCCTGCTCGAACCCTTTATGGAACTATTGTTGTTCTGCTCTGCTTGCTCCCAAGAACGAACAGCAGCTTCCCAATCCTTCATCTTGTTCTTGCCTACCATCCAACCCTTAGATTCATAAAAAGCTATAAACTTCTTGGCATTAACCGAATTACTTCTTTCTTTGCAATATTTAACGACTTCATTTTCATTCGGAATTTTAAACACCTTTCTTTTTATTTTCTTAGAACTATTAGTAATATCTTTATCTTTGTCTTTGTCTTTAGCCCCTTCCATTTCTTTGGATGACCCTTGCATGACCCTTACATGACCCTTGGTAGGGTCATCGATGGGTCTAAACAAATAACTATACTTTTCTATGCGCTCATAGACGGACTTATGCACTCTATTATTCAAATTCAATTCATCTGGATGGGACACCTTATACTGAAATTGTATAAACTTCGGTATAAACCATTTACCA